TTGCATTTTTACCTCTTTGTTAAGTTATGTATTCTTATGAATACTTGCTTGTCTTATCAAATCCCATACTTATTGCAATAGCTAATTTAACTTTTTTTTATTTAATTTATTGAGTATTGGTTCAACCTCTACTTGTATAAATTCCTCGCCTAATATTTCTGCCAAACGTCCTGCCAGTTGCTCAACCTGTGCAGTCATCTTATCTTGTTCAAGTTGACCATTCTTACGAGAGCGAGGCGAGGCGACATTGTCGCCTCGTTTAATATCTTTCGGCATTACCAACTACACCAATATTCAACAACCTTTTTGTCGTTGATTGCTTGTTCACAGAACTTCAAGAACTTGATGTCTTGTTCNTTGTANTCCTTGACACTCTCCTCTTGAAACTGTTGTCCCCAGAAGAAACCATCTTCGGCTTCGTAGTCAGCGAAACCTTTTTCTATTTGTTCGGCTAACTCTTTGGCGACCTTTTCAGTTATATAGACAGGTGCTTCTTCATCTGCATTAAATCCCAAATGTGCTAGATGTCCCTCATGTTTGTGCGTGGTGTTTTGTTCGTCCCACTTTGCCGACATGAACTGTTGAAGTCGAGCGTGTTTTCTCCACACGAAAACCTTTTCGTGTTCGTCTTTACTATCAGCTTCGTTGTCCGAGTAGTATTTTTCCCAATCTACCTTATGACCTCGAAGATGTGCGTGTTGGTCTAAACCCATAATTAACTCCTTTGTTAGTTTTTAAGTTTGATTCGTTGTCTTATCAAATCCCACCGACCAATGCAACAATTATATTTTAGAACCATTCTAAAGAGCGACCTCACCACCAAACTTACCACAAGAGTTTCCAGCGCCCCCCTGAACTCTGAAGCACGGGTCAGATGCCCCAGCTCAAACTCAAACGAGCGAGGCACCATCAGAACTTCCTGCGCCCAGCTCCTGAAATCTGAAGTACGCTGCACAGACCCAGCTCAAACTCAAACGAGCGAGGCATCATCATAGTAGTCCCACGAGCGAGAGCACCAGGATGCCAGTCACCGCTAAGGTAACCGAAGGCCAGAGTAAAAGCAAACACAGGTACCCGAGCAGGTAGCTCACGCTGCAGACTCCAGTGCCACCAGCAGCTCCTGGGATCCATGCTGTAATGTTGACGAGAACGTCATTCTTCAGTCTCCTCAACGACACTTTCCGCCCACGTATTACCAGCTGCAATTGACGGTGTGCCGGGCCCGCCAGTCAAACTATAGATCTTACCAGGCTGTGGTTTGTCTTCCTTCACGACAGCATCTGCTGCGGACCAGCCATCCGGTGGCGCATTCTCCTTGTTAATTTTTTTTACTAGTTTTTCGAGCTTCATCGAGATCCTCCTTTGTTAGTTAACGCCCACGTTACAGCCCAACTTGACTATTTTGGTAATTACTCCAACACAATGTCAGCGAAGTAAACGTGGGTCGCAGACCTTACATAAGACCTGATGGGAGATTTGTCAAGACCTTTCTTTACAGCTTTTACCAGCAGAAGCTCCTGCACAGCTCCAGTCCTGAAGTTACTGCGCTGATGGTCAGCTCAAATTCAAACGAGCACCGAGATTTTTATACTTGACAACGAGCGAGAACAGCTGCACGGGGGATGCCGTTTCTTGCCCCCGTTAACTAACAAAGAGGGAAAATAAACGAGGGCGAGAAACGACACCGAGCTTCAGCTGTGCCTGGGATCCACAGCTTACCAGCTGCAGGAGGGGCCAGCTCTGGTCCAGTGAACGAGAACGAGCGAGGTTTGTCCCGAGAACGAGATCATTGCCCGAGACGCTGCATCACCAGCTCCTTCTCCAGCTGCTCCTGGACCCGTGGCCATTGACCACGAGACGAGAACGAGGCAACGGGCTTCAGAGTGCGAGGATCTGTGAACACGGACACCGGTCTGTACAGTCTAAGAGACCTCTGCGAGGGGGTCTCTTCCAAGATAAATACGACACCACCAGCTTTAATATATTTGTTCATCCAAACAATCTGCCACTTATTTAGTGCAGGATAACTGAGTTCATCTGATTTTAATTCTAACCAAAATACACCGTACTTATGTGCACCGTGTATGTCAGGGATTCCGTTAATTGTTGTTGATTCTACTCGTGTTAGGAATGAATCAGTCAGTCCTTTTTTGGTTTTTTTCCAGAGTAAACTTTCGCTTGGCATTAGATCAGTTTTTTAATATTTTCAATAACACTATTTGGTATTATAGTAGTATTTCCAATTTCTTCAATCTCTCCTTTTTCGTTTTCTGAGTAGTCTCCAAACACTCTTGTAATACCCTTCTTTTGAGTCAGTAAATGGCCTTTTGTTACACAAACAGGAAGTTTTGCCTTAGTAAGTGAGTCCATACTTTGCCAACCTGAGTCGCTACAAATGTCTAGCCAAGTTATTTCAACCAAAGGAAATCTATCCTTCCAATGTTTAGATTTTTTATTAATTGATATTTTCTTTTTATTCATCATCCACAGTTACCTTAATAATACCGATTGATGTGAACATAGTTGAGTTATGTACTTCATTGAATACTTTAACCCACTCCGACCAACTAGCCTTTTTCAATTTGCTTATCATCGCTGGACTCAACTTCGATCGTTTTTGCGTTGTAGCCATCGATTTTTTCGGAAAGCTCTTGTAGTTTCTTTTCAAGTTCTTCACGTGACATTCCCTCCAAACCAGTTACTCTAACTTCTTTTCTATCAACAAACGCACCTGCTAATTGGCCTGATCTGTATTCTGCATTTATAGCTGCAGCGTATTGATCTTTCTTTTCGGCTTTGTCAGCAAGTCTATCAAATCTCTTAAACCTACGAAGGTTATCACCTTCATACATTTTAAGTTCTCTTTGAAATCTTGTGTCGAAGTATTTAGCAACATGTGGATTTTGTTTTCTTGATAATAATCTTGATGCCATCACACCATAATCATTTTCATTCTTACAAACATAACCAGCACGTTTAAGAGCTTCGGCTTGGGTAATTGATCCCCAGTCTTTGACGTAAATCTCCACAAACATTTTTTGTTTTGGAGTCAGATCGTCTACTGTTCTTAATTCTTTTTTCTTTAATCCCATTATACGTATTTTGAAACTATTCTTTTTAATCTTTTTGATTGTCCTTTATGAGCTCTTGAAGCTTTATCTAATTTCTTAGCAATTGACTTCATAACTTTTATATCACCACCTTTTTTTCTTCCAAGTTTTTTCTTTAAAAACTTTCTAACTGATTGAGATATATCTTCCTGTACGTCTCGTCTTTGTTGTTTAGAAATCATAGGTATCTGCAAACTTTTACCAGCCTTATCTGATTGATATGCTTTACCATAGATAATTGGCCCTTTGAATTTACTTTTTTGGTTTTTATCTCTCGCAATTCTCAACATTATTCTTCTTCTTGAGCCAGGATTTGCCTTGATCTCTGCTTGAGTTATAAGCTTAGTGCCTTTAATTTTTTTCTTCAAATCTGCCTTTTTTAAATTATATGGAATGGTTGGTACAAAACCTTTTGTTTTTTTAGTTCTTCTTTCCTCTGATTTATGTTTTTTAAATAATTTTCGAAAAGCCTCTTTAGCCATTTTACGGCCTTCTTTGGTAGCTGTGACTTTGAAGCCACTCTCTAGCAATTTTTTCATCATGATATTTTTATTATATAGATTATTTCAACTAAAAGTAAGTATAGCAAAAACTTTCGATAACGTTCCCGCAAGAGGTGTCCCTTAGGGACACCATAGGGACACCACAGGGACACCACTAAAACACACTAAAATCGTTGGTACATATTACTAATAGACCGATAGGGACAGCAGGGACACCTGTTTTACCCCCTGGGGTACTTTTTATTAATAAGGGGTCTGTATAATCTATATAGTATAATTTAATTGTCCGGTGTCCGGTATTGTTGTATAAAGAACATGGTTTATGTTAATAGACTCTTATCACTCTTGGGGGTTTTTCCTAGTCATCATTTTTGCTTTGCTCGCTGGTTTTCCCCCAGGAGCGAAATTTTTTAGACCGCCATGACTATTTAATTTTATTAATTTTAAACATTATCTCTCTTCTCTCACTACTAGTCTTAGCAGCTCGATACTCCCTATATAACCCACGATACCGAACCCAGTCCTTCTGTAGTTCAGTAAATATTATCTTACCCTCTTCTAATAAATTTTTATATTTTTCATTTATAATTTCAGGATCAAAACCTGCGTACCAACATATACTTTCAAACTGAGGGCCATTATCTAAAAACCAATCATGAGCATCTTTTTTTAAATAACTCTCCTGTTTACTTCCATGAGTAGTCAAAGCATCCTCAAACGCTTGCAATACTATGGCCTGGAAAAGTTTCTGTTCTGGAGACTTTTCCTCGTTAATTACCATTGATGCAATATCAGTGCCCAAAGTTTTTAACAAGCTTGGAGAATAACTCACGAAACTGCCTCTGTACCTCTCTAGGAGATCTTACATAAGTGGTCCACTTGTAATCATCTAATGCATCCTCAATGAACTCGGTACGTTGCTTGCCGTCCAATGAGTTACAAAAGTCAAGTGACGCTTCAATTAATTTTGAATGATTTGTATTGTTCATCAGCATAACCACGATGTGGGAAAAGATATAGATGTGGAATTACACCGTGGTTACGCATCTGTGACTACCAGTTTTAAACCTTTAGCTTTAGCAGCTTGTTTTCTACCTGATCGCCAACACTCCTCGATTTTGTCAAGAAATGCTAAACTGAAATTTCCTAAACCAAAGTCATTCCCACAATACAACTGAAACATTAAACTGGTCATCTTGTCATAAGTTTTTTTATTAGGACAGATCATTACTAATTCTTGTAATGTTTCAGTTAATGCTTCTTCACTGCTTTTAGCAGCTTTATTTTTACCCACTAAATCTCCTTAAATTAAAGTTAAATTAGCGTTCGTTGTTAATTGAGAATAAGGTGTTTTGAAAGCCTCACCTTTTCATTTTAGGCTTAGGAATACGATTTATAATGAATATTAAAATATTAGATTGAAGTCAAATATTATTTTGTCTCTAATTCTTTTTCAGCTTTAGATAATTTTCTGCCAAGAGCTTTATCTTCTTCATCAAGGTTATCACTCAAAGCTCTAACAGTTAATCCATTAATGAGAGTGTTTAATTCTTCTCTGTTTAATTCTACTTTTATTGTTTTTTTCATATCTTTATTGAATAAATGCCCCCAGTCTCCCGGGGGCACACCTAGGATTCTACTTACCATTAAGTAATTTCTTACCCGAGTTAAGCAAATTCTCTTTCATTTGTGGATAGCTTTTCCCCTCTTTTTTAGCTATCTTTTTTACTTCTTCATCAACTAATTTAGCAATCATAGATCCAGGTCTTCTGAAGCCTGCCTTCCCCATTGCTCTGATCAGTGTGTATGATTCGATATCAACTGCACAAGATTTCCATTTAGTGATGTCCATGATCTCTCCTATTCCTCTGTATATTCCCTAGTATCAAAGAAATCAAGAAGATTGATTCTTTTTTTTGGGACTAATCCAGAATTGTATATTTTCTGGAAAATTTGAATGTAATCACGTGCTGATGTCCCAGTCATCAACCATGCAGATTTAGTTTTAATGGCTTTTTTAAACCTATCAAAATTAAACTGTGGGTGTCTTTCAGCAATAATATATGCAGTGATAATCTGACGTTTAATTCTTCTTTCAGTATTATCCATACCTAAAAAATATTTTTTAAGCTGCATAAGTTGACTACCAATTTTATCACAATTAGCAATTCCACCAGCAGGAATTTTAAAATCTCCCTGTTTAAATTGCTCAGTGATAGATCTCCATCTAGAAGTTATTTTTAATAACAGAATTAAAGTTTCCGAAACTGGGAAACCATATTGCTGCATCTTAGATTTACAAATTTTGTAATCCATTTTACCTCTAGCACAATGGTGACCTAAGAAATGATCCATCGACCAATTCTTACGACCTTGGTTTAATCTTGCAACATCAAGCGGATCATCAGAATTAATTATGATGTAAGGAACTGGTAATCCCAATTCTTTTCTTGCTTGTAATGTATGCTGACCATCCACTACTTCTTTGTTTGCATTTACACGTATAGGATCCATAAGATCTTTGTCTGCAATTAATTTTTTTAATTGCTTCACGTGACTTTCGTCAACAGGTCTGTTCCCTCTAACTTTTTTAAAAATAGAATAATCTCTAGTTTCAAAAAATTTATTATTTACTGCTCTTGTCATCTTTTCCTCCTTGGTTAGTACAAGATTGTATATGTTAATATTCCAAAAATAATTAATATTACTTTTGGTGGTATCACTAGTAGTGCTATCAATAACAAAAAACTAATAATCTGGTTTGTCATTCAACCCCACTAGTTGGTCGTCAATCAACCTTCGTGCAGTTTCTTCATTGATAGGATATATTGGTAAATCCTCAAATCTCATTGCACACTGTTGAAGTTTTTTCATGCACTGTTGATATTCTTCATCTGAATATTCAAGTGGCATGTGTCCGTTGGCCGTTATCATAGGTAACTGATTAAGTATTTTATGTACCTTGTCCGACCAAGCATTAAACACATCAGAGTCTGATCTAATTAGAGTTTTCATAAAAACCCCAGTCTCTAAATAGTTTAATCATTTGATCAATGCCTTCATGAAATTTTACTGTTCCAGATAATTTATCTTTCACAGGCATCTTCCTGTAGACATCACCATTGACAATAAGAGATAACTCCTTTGTTCCCTCATCAAAGGTCACAGAAAAAATGTGAACTTTCTCAATGGTTTTTGGTTTGTCCATCATCCAACCTGGACGATTTCTTGTCACATCAAAAGCTTCCACTGTTGACGCATCTATATCTTCTTTACTTTTCATGATATCCTCTTTGTTAGTTGTTTTAAAAAGCATCTAACCTATATAAACATTTTCATGGGATATGCAAGGACTAAATTATATAGGATAATATAGGATTTTTATGAAATTTGTATTAACTTTATTAATATGCACTAGTGTTGGGAACCAATGTCTACCCCCTTATCAAAACCCAACAATCTATAATGATGCTTACGATTGCATGATAGACGGTTACACTATGTCTTTAAATAAAATTGAAGAATTAGGCCGTCAAGATGTAAATGAACAACAAATCTATATAAAGTTTGGCTGCAACCCGTATGCCGAAGAAACGACCTAAGGGCTTGTTTATCTCTCCTTTTTTGATATATAATACTACATGAAGCTATATCGCGTCCAAGCAAGATGTAAAAATATGTATTTTAATAAGATGCTTGAGGCTGAGAACGATAAAGCAGCTCTTGAAACGTTTGCAAATGGCGTTGAATCAGGAGAAATTGAAGGTGCGGACGAAGGTTTTTACTCAGACCGTACTTTCTTAACATTTGAGGAGGTTGACCGAAATGCAACTACAAAAGTTAATATCGGAGAAACTTCAATTGGAGTCCAAATGGGCCAGCCAAGCGTTGGATCAGGGAAGAGTGACTCCTGATATGAAGTGGATTGATATCAAGATCAAAGATCTTAAAGTAAAGATTAATGATCAAAGTGTTGAAGACGCTAAGACAGGTCTTTTAGATATAGCCAGTTAAAGCTGGTTAATTATTTTTTTTCAATTATACTCTAGGCTATCTATGTCTCTAGACAAAAATTACTTTATCTACCCTGTACCAAATTTTTCTGAACATAAAAATAAATTAATAAAACTTATTTACGAAATACCAGTCAATAGTTTGTGTTCAAATGAACAAAGAATTTATCATCAAGATTATAATTTACCACCAGGCTTCACTAGAAATTATTATAAATATTTTGTTGATAATATTTACCCTGGGTATCATCTAGAATTTTGTGACAAGACTAAAACTACAATAGGTTTAGAACATACTTGGTTTCAAATTTATAAAAAAAATGATTTCCATGAATGGCACATACACGGCAAGTGTCATTTCTCAAATATATTTTATATTAATTTACCTGAAGGATCTGTAAAAACAGAAATAGATAATTTTGGAGAAAGATTTACTGCAGAAATTAAGGAAGGTGACATACTTACTATACCTTCTTATTGGAAACATCGTTCACCAATAAATTCTTATGATGAAGATAAAATTATAATTTCTTTTAATTCTTCTGTTATTGTTTAAAAGCATTCGTTGTCGCATCTAGAATGAAACACCCAAAACTTTGAGTCGTCTACTATTCAATAAAATAAAAAAGTGAAAAATTGCTCGTGGTATAATAGTAAATAAAAAAAAAAACAAGGAGCAAAAAATGTTTGAATGGAAACACCCCAACTATTACAAAGAACTTAAAAAGTTGAGAGAGGAAGCAGAGAAAGAATTAGAAAAAGAAGAAGAGCAAGAACAAAATAAAGAAGAAGATTAACGTTTCTTTTTATAAAGCGTATGCAGCTTCTTACCATCAAAATAATATCCTTCAATTTCTCTTTTATTCTTTTGCTTGGCCCCAGCTCTGACCGATTGCGACATCAACTTTAAACGGGACTTTAAGATCTTCGATTGCATTTTCCATCACCTCCTTAATATCTTTAATATCATTTTCACTATTTAATGAAAAGCATAATTCATCATGAATTTGTAATAATGGTTTAAACCCTTGCTTGTAACAATCAATCATAGCTTTTTTAGTTTGATCAGCTGCGGATCCTTGAATTAATCTATTTAAAGCTTTATATGTAAAGGCCCTCCTGATGTTATTACCATAAATGGCCTTAGCCTCCTCGTATTGCATTGCTTTGTTCATTCCGAAGGTAGCAGGCTCCCACATGTCAAATCGGCATTTACGACCCATTACAGTTCGAATAAAGCCATACTTTGAGGCAGATCCAGTCACTGCTTCAGCTAATCTCTTAACAAAAGGCACTCTTGAATTGTATTTATTTAAAAGATTTTCAGCAGCATCTCTTGATATACCTAGTTCCTTCGATAACTTGGCTTTACCCATTCCATAAAACAATCCTAAATTAATTGTCTTTGCATTATTTCTACTTATTCCAGCCATGTCTGCAACTATTTGGTGAAAGTCTGCAGCTTCATTTTTATATGCTAGAATAAAATCATCTGCTCCATCAAATTTTTGATCAACACTTGCAGCGTAATGAGCAACTAATCTTGGTTCTTGTTGTGAATAATCAAAAGAACCCCATTGTTTACCTTCCTCAGGTAAAAATAAACTTCTTATTTTATCTCCATATTCTTTNTTTCTAGCNGGAATTTGTTGAAGATTTGGATTTGAGTATGAAAGTCTCCCAGANACAGTTCCTCCTTGATCACTTCTTAGTTGATTTATCTCAGAATGTATTCTACCTTTGTGTACATAACGTTGAATGGAGTCTATGAATGTTGAATGGAATTTATTTATTTCTCTTGCTTCTCTTATTAGTTGCGCTATCGGGTTATCACAGTTTACTAACCAGTTTTGCGTAAAACTAGGCTCATCACTTTTTGCAGTTCTAGGATATTCAACACCAATTCTGTCAAATACTTGAGCCACTGAACGTGCAGCCCAAATGTCTACATCTAAAGTTGTTTCTTTTTTTATTTTTCCTAAGACAATAGATTCTTTTTGTTTGAATTCTTTTTTTAAACCTGCTGCCTTCTCTTCATCAACTCTTATACCTCTCATACGAGTATCTATTAGTATTGGTAACAGTTCCATTTCCATTTCCCATACATCATTTAAACTCTGTTTTGTAATTTCGTTTTTAAAATGTTGCCAAAGTTTCAAAGTTAAAGCTGCATCTTGCTCAGCATAAAAACCTACGTACCCTGCAGGTAACTTCCACAGGTCTGCCTTAGGATCTATTCCCCACTCTTTTGCTTTTTCATTTAAAAAAGTTTCATTNTTTAATTCACCCAAATAATCTTTNGCACATGCATTTAAACTAAAACTAAATCTATTCTCATTTACNAGAGCTGCAGCAATCATGGTATCAACAATTGGTCCGTTAATATTAAATCCATTTATTTTTAACCAACCAACATCATAACTTGCATTATGAAAAATTTTAGTCGAAGGAGTATTTAAAACATCTTGCATCCAAGCAGTTGTAATTGCCAGATCCATGTTACCTCCAGCATCATGTTGAACAGGAAAATACCATTGTTGGCCAAGAGCTGCTACTGCAAAACCTATTATAGCTCCATCAAATGTTGCCCAGCCTGGACCTTTAGTTTTTATGTTTGGATCTTTTGTTTCTAAATCAATAGCTATCTCTTTTGCTTGAGATAGATCTGGATATTCAGATGGGCATACCCAATCGGAGTCGTTGTATATAAAATTAAGCTGGTGTGTCATTTCTAAATAATAAATTACCTGACATTGTTATTCTTTCTCCTTCGCTAAAAAAAGGATATACACAATGATTTAACTCAGATTTAAATATTAATCCTGTCTTCTCCCAAGTTTTGTCAACTTCAAAAGTTTGTTCCTTAATTCCACCTCTTATATCCGAGTGTGTATACAAAAAACTTAATTTACCTGACATATCTCCATTTGAGTTGACTCCTGGAGACAACAATTTCTCCTCTGCATTTGTAAATGGTATTTGTAAAAATAAAATAAAACTAAAAATACCACCGTGATTGTGTATAGGATTAAACTCATACTTCTTTTGATAATTTACCCAGAAATTTTGTAGCATTAAATTTAATGGATTAGGATGAAAAAGTTTTAAATTTTTTACATAAGTAACTAAGGGTTCAATTTTAGATAATTCTTTTATAATGAATGGTTCTACAACGTCACAATATTTTAATAACCCATATTCTTCTACCATGTTTCCTGCTAAACTTGAGTTATATTTTACAGACTTATCCTTGGAAATTTCTAATAATTGTTCATAAATGTTTTGTGTTATATTAAATTTATAAATCATTTTTTCTTTGTATCTTTTAACTTAAGTATTTCTAAATCACAATAGTGTTTGATTTTCTCCAAATCTTCTATTGCAGAATTTTTAAATTTATATCTACATACGTATTTAATAACGTTACCTTGAAAAAAAGAGAGATCATTTTTTGATATAAATTCATATGGTTGAATGAAAAAATGTTTATAGTGAGATCCTCCAATTTGTTTTTCTTGAGGGAATGCATCCTCAAACATATCTTTATCTGTCATAATTTGCCTCGTATAGTTTAAAATATTTTCCTAATGGAAAATTATATTGATGATAAGTGCCTAATAAATGTAGGGTTTGCTTAGATCTGGTGGCACCCGTATACCAAACTCTAAGCTCTTTTACTTTCTCTTGTAAATTTTTTTTATCAAAGTGTGATGGAAAATTACATTTACTTGCTAAGACAACATTATCAGCCTCACCACCTTTTACTTGATGTATTGTATCTATAATTATTTTAGGTGGCTGCATTAGATCTACACCCTCTTTCATTAATTTATCGAAATATTTTTTATCTTTATCTTTAAATTTTCTTTTAAATACTTGATTCCAAGTGCCTTTTTCGTCTCGCATACCACACCTTAAATGTAATTCATCAAATGTAAACACTTGATTTGGATGAGCAAAACTCCATCTTTTACTGTCCGCTGACCGGTATCCGTGATCTATGTTTAATAAATACTCATACATCACGCAGGCTTCCTCTCTACTAATACTACCGCCCTCACAAATTTTTTTCCAATACTCGATAGCTAAAAACTGATTCGGATCAAATGATTTGTTACCTTTTACATCTTGATAATACAAAGATAGGTTACGTGCCTCCTGCTGCAGCTCTCTCTTTACATCATTTATTCTAGCAAGGACCATCCAAGATCCCGCTAGATTGAAAGGTATTTTTTTTAGTGCAGTCCATCTATAAATAGAACCGTCTTTACCGTTAGAGTGAAATTCTTTCTGAACTCTGTTATCTCCCATACTATTTAGTAAACATTTGGAAAAGAAATGTATGTTTTTGTTTAATCTTACTGATTTTTTTAACACCAAAGCTCTACCTGGAAAGCTTTGAAATAGGTCAACATCTGCACCATTCCATTCGTATATTGCCTGGTCATCATCTCCAGCAATATAAACTCTTTCAACAGCTCCTGCAATTTTAACAATCATATCCCACTGTAAAGGAGTAAGATCCTGAGCTTCATCGACCATTAAAACTTTAAAAGGTATGACTAAACCATCAGTTATGTATCTCTCAACCATGTCCGTAAAGTCTAATCTGTCCGGTGTCCGTTGTCCTGTAGGAGTTTCCATGCTTTTAAATTCTTCGTAACCTGCGATGATAGATTTAAACTGCTGAAGTCTGACTGACTTTCTGGCTTGTTGTTTGTAAAGTGAAACAGGATCTACTTTCATATTTCTAGCCCTGTCGTAAATTTGTAAAGACCAATTGTTATAAACTTTTTGATCATCCCAAGTATCTTTATAACCTATCTTAACAGTGCCGTATTGAGTATGAAACATTAACAAATCTGCTTTAGGATCTAATACAGGTATCTCTGCAAATTGTTGTCTAGCCAAACTATGTAACGTTCTAAAATATTTAAAAGCATCTTCATCATATCCTTTAAATTTATTTCTAACTCTAGTTACACATTCATTAACTGCCTTGTTTGTAAAAGAGACATAACAAATTTCATCTGGTGAATAACCTTTTTCTAAATAACGTTTAACACGCTTTAATAAATTTTCTGTTTTACCTGTGCCTGGGGGTCCAAATATTTTAATTGTCTTCCCACGCAGCTTTTGGTTTATTGAATTTGACATCTTTATTCTTATGCTCTGTTTGTTTTGGTAGACTTACGACCCAATGTCTGCTGCTTATGTTTTGAAATTTCTTTTTAGGTTGTGCTCCACCAGTTTCTAAAAATCTTGTACACTCCTTTTCGTTCCAATTGTATCCCATTTTTTTCATGAATGATCTAAAAGTTTCTAATTTAAATCTCATTTCGGTCTCGTCCCTCCAGATGTTACCAGAATCAATTTGATCAAATTCTGTAGTATCTTCTACATCCTCGAGGAATCTTGACATCCTAGAATTAAATACATCTTCTCGTTCTTCATGTTCGTCATAACCTTCCATGTCTTGCTTGTTAGTAATTAATTCATCTAACCAATCTCTGTATGGATCTGGATCTCTTTTAGATGGCTTCAAAGGTCTCCAAACAATATCATAATTTAAAAGCTGCTCTCCTAATAATTGTTGTTGATATAATTGTTTTGTTGAAAGTCTAATTGATTTACCCTGAATAGGTAAAATCCAATAAGGTTCTGGATACGAGTTTACTTTTAAAAGTTTCCCAACTTCAGGCAGAGCTTCATTAGCTCCTATTCCTAATTTTCTTTTTATACATTCAGAGGATACGCAATGCATCCTAGCAATTGATGTCTTACATTTGTAAGTGTATTCTTTATTTTCAACACCTTTAAAAATTGCTTGTAGTTCTTTAGGATGTAATTTTTCAGAACAAACCTTAGTCATCATATCTCGTGTCCATTCCTCATACATTACAGGATCTGGATTAATTTTTTTGGCCAAGACTGCTACGTTAAACATAGCATCATTTCTTCCTTCCCCTTTTTGTACTTGATTTTTCATAAAGTTTACTACGCAGGGCGGATAATCTTTTGTTTCATCATCTTGAAATATTTTTATTTTTTTAAAAGCTGCTGGTGTTAATCTATATTTAGATACGAAAGAATATAATTCTTGAATTTTTATAGAGTTACATTCATCATCCATTGCAACTCTTGTAGGTAGTTTAGCATTTTGATAAGGAAGATTTACAAAATTACCTTTTCTTTTATCATCCCATTTTTCAGGAGTAAGATCTACCTCATCTTGCGCTGGAAAAATATCTGTTGTTGTATCATTAATTCCTAAGTCTGAAGCTATTTCAATTAATTTTTTTCTCATAGAAGATGCAGGAACAACACCTTCAATAAATAAAATTAAATGGAGTCCGTTGGATTTTGATCTGAATGGGACGAGTGGGTATTTTCTTTTACGAATAATGGATATAAGGTCTTGATG